GATACCTTGACATTGCCTCATTTTCAGTATAGAAAATATAATCTGCACACATCTTTAATTCATTACGATCAATCTTATATTCTACTCCTCCTGCTGTCCCATTCGGTACAAGAGCACGATCCACAGTCCTCGACCATACAAGTTCTATACTTAACTGCTGATCAATCATATATAATGGTAGAGAATGTGTTTTCAAGAAAGGGAAAAGATCACTAATATCAATAGAATACGTAGGGGATTGTGCTGGTGATCCCTGATCCATTAGAGCAAAAGGTTTCACTAGACCAATTTTGGCTTCTACTCCCCCAGTATGCTGATAATTCCTACCATTATCAAGTAAATATCTAGACGATGTAGGATAAGAGAATTGAGATGCCCCACCAACTTCATCACGATATGTGAACTCATGATTAATCATACGACCAGTGACATACTGCTCACGTTCTTTATTATTTTCATTATCTATTTCTGTAGATTTAATAGCGTGAAGATTGCTCCAATCAGATATTTCATTCAGTACCTGATTACCGACTACGAGGCGTGCTCGCTGGATCACAGAACCAATACCAATATTAGGAGGAACATATGCCCTATTATTCGTTAATGGGACTAGCGAAATAAAAATCTTACTTTGTGAATGTAAGAAACCTTTCTGCTGTAAATCAAACCGACAGAAACCTGTTCCTGTTGCGGTTGCTTCCTGCTGAACGACTGGTTCTAATAGATCTGTTTGGATCTCCTGTTCATAATTTACTGGGACTTGCGATAGACGGATAAGGTCTGGAACTACTGACATTTTATATATGTAGTAATATAAAAAAAGATATCTTAAAAATAAAAAAATTATGTTATAGTATAATAATTATTCACTATCATAATCTAACTCACTATCAGTATCTGTATGGTAGTTAGGATCAGGTTCATAATCTTCATCGCTATCATACTCTACTTCATATTCATATTCAGGATGTTCCATAAAGAATTTATTGATTAACCATCTGATATCAAGATTCTCCAACATTTATATCATTAGCAAGATTATTTTTTAAATTAAAATAATTTTTACATTTTTGTGAATTAAGATGCCTTGCTCTATGGCTCATATTATATCTCCCACCACATTCACATTCATAATAGACTTGATCATAGTTTTTCTTCTTTTCCAAGATATCTTTTTTATTGTTATTATAGAAATCTATTGCTTTGGTTTTTTTATCTTCTGGTGATACATAAGCATTTGCTTTATTACAGCAATCTATTATATCTATAAATTCTTGTTCTTTTTTTCGTAACTCTGAACATGATTCACAAGGATAATCTATTAATAAATCTATACTATATTCATTATTTAATATGATATCTTTACTCGCACAATTAATTAATGGGTGATATGCATCTCTTTCATGACCTCGTAATCTTTGTTTTAATGTTTGGATAGTTGATCCTACATATATATTATTATTAGTATGGTCAGTAATCTTATAGATTTTACCTTGTTGGAATTTATTCATTTTATAATCTTATAATCAAAAAAAAGATGTCATTTAAACGCACTACGTGATTAACTGAATGTTAGATGTGTCCCAACTTAATACTGCTTTTGCTTTAAAGAAAAGGAAGACTGATTGTGGATTATCAGTAGTTAAATCACTTTCGAGAGAACATCCCCATTGCTGAGTAGAGAAGTCCTGACCTTTATTGAACTGACTATACCGCATACCGAGACCGAACAGAGCACCTCCTTCGGGAAGAGTTTTATAATCAGGAGTGATCACCCCCTTACCATCAAATCCAGCGTCCATACTATAATTTCTATTAAGATTTCTATTAGAGAGAGATGTTCTATCTAACATATATTCAGGGATAATAGCTTCGGCGAATTGTTTCGCTAATTGAGAATCACTGATATTAAATAATTTACCATTTGCTCCCGCAATATTATTATTGAGAGGGAAGCGAGTAGAGGAATTACCAGTCATATCAAAATCAACAGGATATTTTTGACCACCTCGTAAGAATTGAATTCTATTAAAAGCACACATAGGTTCAGTAACATCATCATTACTAGGATATACAGTCGCTAATCCATTCTCTACGAGTGTATTAATATTTTTAGATGGAGTGAAAGTCATGAATACTGATTGTAGATTACGTAGTCCAAGATTGTATTGTAATTGAGCGTTAGATGTATTGATAGATGTGTAGAGAGATGAGATAGTATTAAATTCTAATGCTCCCGAAGATTGAGACATCATTTGAGACATCTGGTCAACAGGGATATCAAATACTTCACAAGTTAGAGAGAGATTTTTGAGTTCATAATGCATGTCTCCTGTTGCTCCCGGAGGAACAGCAGCAATAAGACCACTATCACTAAATAAGCAATTACTATCAGGGGATAGGTGAATTTCTATCTGGATCCCGCCAAAACTATTTTCTAATAGATTTATACTATTACCTGACATCATGAAACCTGATGGGAGGTGACAACTGAACTTTTTAGGGATATTCTGTGCTTGTGCCGTAGTAGAAGAGGCGACTACATTTTGATACATAGCTTCGGGATTAGGTTGGATAAGACATGTTTCATTTAAATGACCAACCATATCTTGTACCGATGATGTGACTCCTAGATAGGAAGATAAATATCTGTTATAATGCCTGATGTGTTCGCAAATCTGTTTAGATTTATTATGGCGAATTACTAACTGATCCCACATAGCAAAGATACCTAAACGATTATCCATCATTACACGAGGTGCTACATCATCACTAAAAGCAGGAGTAGAACCACCAGCAAGTAAATCTTTAAAAACAGATAACTCACCATTAATACGGATAGAGCGAGGATCAAGGATCGCTGCTTGCGATTGTATCGTAAAGGATAATACAGGAAATCCGGCTTTAAACGATATGGTTGCGTCAGGATTTACATTGTCTGGGCGAAGAGAAATATAGCGTGAAGTCATTTTATAATATAACTTATATAAAAATATGTATGGATAAAATAAAAATATTTATTCTATGATTGTCGTCGTTCCACCTGAAATAATTAATCTTCGCAAGTGAAATACAAAGGTGGAGAACATCTTCGGTTTAGTCGGTGCGGTTGCTTCAAGATATTTAAGTTGAACAGATAAATCTTTGTCTCGCAGATCCATACATCCTGAGTTGACCGCGAAGCCACGAGATATCACAAAATTATCCATATATTTAGTGAAACTATGAGGGGTGATACCAGCATTACTTAATCCTTTTTCTAATTCGAAGATATGGAAAGCATCAATACTTTCACGTGTAGCAATTTTACGAGTCGAGACTGGTCTTGCAGGAACTAAATTCCCATTTATCTGGAATTGAAGTTCTGATAACTGGTCACAGCATCCTGTGATACCTGATCGTGCTGAGTTGAGTAATCCGTCCATAGCATCACGAGTAGTTTCATAAGTTCCATTTGAGCAGACTAATTGTTTATCAGTATAAACACTACTATCAGTAGGTAAGCAGAGTAACGATTTCGCTTTGCGATTTTGAGCATGAATTAAGAAAGATGCTTGTCTTTCACTAGCGAGCATAGAATTTTTATAATTAGTAGCAGAAAAGATATCAAACTCAATCGCCCCACCTTCACGTGCTTTGGCGAGCATACCTGCTTTATACTGATCCGCCATCTGTAGAGTATGACATACAAGATTTAGATTGTTCACATTATATTCTACCGGATAAGTCGCAGCTTCTTCTACCGCACACGAATAGACAGCAGTAGTCCCAGCAGCAGCGTTAAAACCACGACCACCTGCCGCCGCATTCTGTCGCATATCAGCAGTGAATAATAATTTAACATAACCATTATTAGCACCTCCCGAAGCATCAATCTCAATAGAAGAGATAGTAGCAGGAGCAAAGACACCTGCCGCAGCAGAAGTGCTCATATTAATTGTTTGATTATCCCCAGCAACAAGAGGAGCAGTATTCCGACAGAGATTAATGGTTTCACCCACTACGAATGGAACCTGTGAGATATCTGTGATCTGATTTGCCTGAATATCTAACCATATCCAATCCACATCATCAGCAGTCGCCGCATTCCAAGGAGCAGTCACTACTCCGGCCGCGTCGGCGGTTTTATGAGCACCTGCGAATACTGGATTAAGATTCGGTCGCCTGAAACGAGTCACACTATCTAACTGACGAACAACACGAGGGGCAGGCATAAGATCAATTTCTATGTAGAGACCTGTAAGCATATTAGGATATACCTGACCTGAAAATACTCCTGAATTTTCAAGGGGAAGACAACAATGAACACTCTGTTTATTTACATTAGGATCATAGGCAACATTTCGTGCTGCGAAGTCATTCGCTGCTCCGAACCAAGGATTAGTAGTTAGATCCGCCATATCACTTTTAGAAGAACCACGTGTCCCTTCATGGCGAGGATTACTATTCGTAGCACCTTCCATTAAAGCACGAGTATTCTTTTTAGACTGATCTGTATCATAATCATGACGCATAGCGACTATCTGATTATATTCATTTATCTCCTCAATTAAATTACCACGACCACCATCATATATACGTAGATTTTGAACGATCATACCTGCTCCTGCTGGATCTAATTGTAAGCGAGTTGGTACTCCGGCAGCCGGATACTGAATATCCATATCAAACTCTAAATAGGAATCTTTACCTGATAGAAATTCTATCTGGTTAGCAGGTAAATCAAAAGCAATTCTGCGAGCAACAGAACCAACGGAATAAGATAGTCCATTTTCTGCTGGGACAGATACTTGCATCTCTCCAATCTGTACGACATCTTCACTCTGCCAATAAGAACTCATTTATAACATTATGGATATATTAAATTTAATTGAGAAATAAAAAAAAAACATTAAATATAGTATAAGCGTAGCAATCTCTGATATGACTTTACTACAAGAATTTAATATTAATGAACTCGCCGGAGCAACAGGTCTGATGCTTGGAGCATTAGGAGGACTTTTAGCTGTCATATGGAAATCTAGATGTCATTGTAAGATGAACTTATGTTATTTATGTCAATGCGAACGAAAACCACCTCCTGATGAAGGTCTCGATAGTGATGAAGATATTGTTCCAAAGGACTTAAAGGATAAGAAAAAAGAAGAAGAAAAAAAAGAAGAAGGCGAGTTAGAATATGTAAGAGATCCAGTTAATCCATAGATAATTTTTTCATTTGATCTTCATAATATAATTTCTGTGCTTCTAGTCTTTTATTAGAGTGATCTAATTTCTCACGGAGCATATCAGTTTCATTACGAAATTTAGCAACACGATCACCATTTTCTCTATTTATTTGTTGAATTTCTTTTTCCTTTTCTTCCAGAGCTGTATTATATACTTCTTCACTGATATAACCTTTACCTTCTTTAATCTTTTCTAATTCTAATTCTAATTGACGCTCTGATTCACGCATCATATTCATAACTCTATGATGTTTCTTTTGACTAATTCTGCCGTCCAGAATAAGATTATCTCTCTCCCAAACCCATTCAGTATTACGTTCATTTTCTAACCATATATCATATACATCATTTAATTTAAGTAAGAGTTTATAACACATATTATCTTCCTTCCATGATGTCTTAAAACATCTCTTCGTATACTTTTTCTTCTCCCCAGTAAGTTTAAGATATAGTGAATTCACATACTCAAATATCTCTGCCTTTTCATCAGTTGTAAGTTTATTGTCGGACTTCTCCATACTTATATACAATATATTAACTTTAAGTGAGTTTATTTTAACATTATAAAAGGTAATAATGGTTAATATATTATACCCCCCTTATGAAATTATAAAAAGTCCGAGGAGGTGGTTCATCTCTATATATAGAATTATATTTTTGATAGGGGGGGGGCATAAATATACCTACCTGCCCCCCAAGAAAAAGATATCATTTTTTCTTTGGATATTTTGGTTTTTTAGGTTTTGGTTTAGGTTTTTTCTTATTTTGAGTATTGGGTTGCTGTTTAGTCAATTCAAAGACATCTTTTTGCTTAAATTTATAAGCAGTTCTTTCAGGAATAATTACCTCACGAAATGCAGAGTATCTGGCTTCACTAGGATCCATAGGTTTTGCTTTCACTATTTTTAACTTTTGTGATTTTAATCTTTGGGGATCAGCATTAAGTGTTTTATTAATAGTCATTTTATACTAATTATTTACATTTTAATTTCTTTTATATATTAATACTATAAATGTCATTAGTCGTATTATCTAATCAACAGAGTGAAAGTGAATTGTTGGGTCAGGAAAGTTCTATCTTTAAACCTTACTCATTTAGAAATGCTTTATCCTCCACTTTGACTATACCTCGTAATTCACAAATAGCATTACAATCAGCAAAGATTAATCTTGATGGTTCTGTTATGATTGGTGGTGATAGTAAAGTATTCTATTTATATTTTGGTCAGGGTATTAAATTTAATGGATCAACTCACGGGAACTCATGGAATACTATTGATGATATGGAGCAGAGTACAGCTGTTCCTATTCGTATTAATCTATTTGATGGAGTATCACCTACAACGAAAGTCAATAGTAATGAATTAGGAGAAGCAGTTGAGAAAGCATTAAGAGAATCATTTACTCATCCACAATTTATGAATCGTGTAGAAGTCCAACCTAAATTAACAGCAACAGGAGATTTTCAAGGATATGAGTTTGCTTTCAGAGCAGGTATATTAGGGAATGGGGGAGCAGCAGCATATCAATTAAATAATTATATCCCACCAACAGGATCCGCTCTTGCCTTATTACAATGGCAGAAACGATATGGGGGAGTAGCGAATGGTTGGTTATATCCTGCGAATCCTGATGGAACTCCTGCAGCTGGGAAGTTCTCACTTCCTATTCTATTCGGTTCTACGGCAAGTGTGACTTTTAATGTTCCACCACTCGCAAATGTAGGGACAACTAACTTAAAAGCAGAGTGTGAATATGATATCACAGAGGCAGTCTTAGGAAAAGTAGCAGGACAACCTGATATAGACCCTACTACGACTGTGAAATGGTTCTGCGGTCTTGGTAGATCATCGACAGGAAGACAAGGTGATCAGGTTAGACAAGGAGCAAGAAATAATATTAATCCATCTTATTATAGATATAATAATGGTTCAGATTATCTTCAATGGTTAAAATTTTTCTATGATGTAGGTGTCTTTATGACTAATGAAAATCAAGGAGGGGGATCAGGTGGAGGTGGTTATCAGTATTTAGCAGGAGATATGAATGTAGGACAATGTGTGTGTGATACATTTGATAATGCTGGTAATGTTCGGGGAGGCGGAGCAAGATTCATGCCTAAAATGAAAGTATATCCTTATTGGAATGATCCTACATCTTCTTTCACTGCTGGTGGATCAGCATGGGGAGGAGCAGGCACGGCCGAACCCAATCCTCTACGTCCTTTCAATTTATTTACTGATGTTCTTAATGATGGCGGAACAGTCTCAAGAGTAATGTTCAGAGTGAATGGTGAAACATGTAAAATATTGATAGAGAGCACAGCGAGAACACAATATATCATATGTGATTACGATGATACTAATGATGCTCACCAAAACTTAAAACCATTATCCCAAGATTGTTGGAATTTATATCCTATGATGGCTATGAATAATCAAAGAGTCACAGCAGCAGGAAGTAGGCAGAAATCTCTTACAATTACAAGATTTTCAGGGGCAAATGATAACTTCCGAGTCCCAGGAAATGAATGGGTAAATGCTGACGGAACACTTGCAACTCACAACGGACTCCCTGCTGGCGGATGGAATGATCCTTCATTACCCGGAGGATATAGAGATTGGAATGCTCATTTAGAACAAAATTCACAAGGCGAAGCTGTTCAAGGACTCATGGGAAGACCTTTCATCAACAGAGGATCACTTATTTATAGAGATGCTGGTGGAGGTTTGGTCGCCGCACCGAACCCTGTTAAATATGGAAATGTCACCGGAAACGACCCAACAGATTTAGTATATAATTTACAGAGACCAGCACTCATTTTACAAGATAGCAATCGGTATACTCCTACACCGGAAGCGAGTTCCGCTCAAATATTAGGATTTAAAAATATCCCTGTTCAGAATACTGAAATTGATCAGACAGCGACAGGATCAAAGGTAGATTGGTATATGAGTTCTACTAGTGTCCCTAATTTCGTATCAACTAAATCTATCTTTGTAAGATTAGATAATTTCACACAAGAAAGCGTGAATGCTTTCAGGGGTAATATCAGTAAGATTATTGCTCACTTACCTCGCTTCGTACAAGAAGCACCATCAGGTGAAGGTGCTATGTATTTAGAACCAGCTGAACGAGTGTATTTAGATCTCAATAATAGTGATGTATTGAGAGTCAATAGTTTTGATGTATCACTTGTATATCAAGATGAAACCTATGCTACATCGTTACAAGGTTCCACGATCATTGTTTTACATATAAGACCAAAAGAATAAATCTAAAATAGATATTTTATCATTTTATCACTTTTTTACCACTTTTTTATCACTTAATTTATTATATTATATATAATAATAATGAATGTTTTACCTGATGCCCTCAAATATGATGAAAAAGAACCACCTGAACCTGAACCTGAAATCAAAGAAGTTATCACTGAAACAGGTGATAAATTAGAAATTAAAGAAACATCGACAGGAGAAGTTAATCCTAATTTTATTTATGATGATGATTTACCTTTGGAGAAAGAAAGTGATCCTATGCCTGAATTTATACCTAAACCACAACCGCAAGAAAAAGAGATCTTTCAAGCAGTCCAATTACCAGTAGGCAAACCAAAGAAACTCACTAAATCAGGGAGACCTAGAAAACCTATGTCAGAAGAGCATAAACAGAAATTAGCAGTAGCACGTGAGAAAGCAAATGCTAAAAAAAGATATCTCCAAGAACAGCGTAAAAAAGCAAAGCAAGAAGAAGCAATTAAAAAAGAACAAGAAGTTAATCAACCAATCGCAAGACCACCTACTCCTCAACCAGCAGTAGTTCCCGAAGCTGTTCCTCCTCAAATAAAACATGTAGGTATAACCAAAGAGGATTTAGATAAATCACAAATGGAAACAATATTAAAAATAGAAGCGATGCGTAAGTCACGCAAAGCAGAAAAGAAAAAGGCAAAGCAAATAGAACAATATAATAAAGAAACCATTAATACTATTAAGAAAATGAACTGGCGAGATACTGCTGGTTCTTATGCTGATTGTTTTTAACTGCTCCAAAACCAAAATTGAACTGGTTCTGCCTGTGTATCCTCAACGATGGTAATATTATTCTCCTCCATTTTGGACTTGATATATGATACCTCACTTGTCAGTGTTTCTATGTCTAATTGTATTTTTTTGACTTCTTTTAATATATCTAAAAGTAGTGTATGGTTATTTGACGCAGGCATCTATATATTCTATATAGTTAAAAAAAAGATAACTTGTTAAAAATCTTGTGAAATATTAACCTCTTAATTTTGGAGCAAATCCACCTCTAACCTGAGCACTTGTTCCTACTTCCATTTTTTCAGGAGTAGGAGCATCTTCTATTTTTTGAATATCTTTGTCTGATTGTGAAGTGATTCTTTCTTCATCTTCCTGTGATTCTTCGATGACTCCTGCAGCTTCTGTCACCGCAGAAGCGACGCCCGCCGCTGCCCCAAGAACTCCTAATCCAACGGCGACCGGAGCAGCCGCCGCCCCGAGCACTCCCAGACCTACCGCACCAGCAACTCCTAGTGAACCTATCTCTGCTAATCCTGATCCAATTTGTAAGATATTCGCTGCTTTTTCAGTCATGTTTTCGCCTACAACTTCACCAGCATCAATATCTTCTATTAAATCCATTGTACCGAATCCTATATTCATAGCTGCTCCACTATGCCTGATAATACCTACTCCTACCTTTTTACCTACTGCTTTACTCATATTTAATGCTTTCCCAGTTTTACTTAATTCGGGTGATGCTTCTAATCCAGCAACAACAGGTTTAGGAGCAAGTCTTTCACCACCTACTTTATTATTAAAAGCGGGATCAGTCTGTAACCCTACTTCTTCCATTTGTTTTGCGACATTTGATGATGCCTCACCTGTTTTAGAAGCACCTGATTTTGCTCCCATAGTGATAGTTTGTAATATTTTATCTTTACTATAATTACCCTTTGCTATATCATATGCGACTCCCTTACCTGAAAATGCTGCTTGTTGTGATGAACCGATCTTTGTCTCTAAATCTGCTGCTTGTTGATCTGCTAAATCACTTTCTGCTTCTGTTTTAATACGAATCATTTCAGCAGCATTGTCTCTATTAATCTGATCAACTTGTGCGTTGTATGATGAAATTTCCATTCTCCTTTTATGGCGAGCACTACGCTCCGATACATCTGCTGTGAATAAATCCATTTATATATTATACTTACATATAAAAAAGATATCATTTTTTAACACTATTTTCTTCTATATCATGACTTTGATCTCCTTGCCATAATACTTCCTCAAAGTTTTTAAGCACACGAGCAGGATTACTTTGGAGATCAATATACATTATCTGATATGGTTCTTTGTGAATAGTTTTATATAATGAAATGAAATTTTCTTGACCACCACAAGAATCACCATATTCCTCTGCAATTTTATAGAGTTCCTTTGCGTTCTGTTGCCTACATATAAATACAGCATTCGCATTATTACGAATGAGACCACTCACCGCTCTGAATGACTGCGTAGCAATACAATAGAAATCTATGTAATGCCTGAACCTAGTCGCAAAGAAACTGACATTATTACTTTTACTGAAATCTTGTGTTAAGACATCATCTAATACTAATGCGTAAGATGGGCGATCATCACGTGGATACATACTCTGTTCTGATTTAATAGCATCAATCATATAATCTTCATAATGATCTTCGCAATCAAAGTATTCATTTAGTAACTGACCTTTATTATCAGTACCTAATGTCGTAGAGATAATTTTCACTGTATCAAACATACCTTTATAAAAGTCTTCATTACAGAAGAAATTAACTAGAAGATTACTCTTACCTGATCTAACACTACCGATGAGTAAAGCAAGGCAAGGCATCTTGGGTAAGTTTTCATGTATATCACCAAATCTATTATCTTCTTGAACATCTTTGACTTTGAGAATTTTAGGGACTTTCATAGCCTTTTTTACTTTGGGATTCTTATCTGCCATTATATATACTATAAGAAAATATTATAATTTGAGATTTTATAAATTTATATACATCATAGTATAAAATGAGTGGATTAGGTAGAGCAGTTGGTCCCCGACGACCTCTCGGTTTAAATGAAAACTTACATTTCACAGGCGATATACATGCGGTTCGTTCGGCAGCAGATAACTTGCGTAAAATTTTAGCTGGGACTCCGGGGATACATACAGGAATACTTCCGGGATCAGGAGCGAAATCTACACAGCAAGCAGTAGATCAGTTAGTCCCATCAGGATTTACAGCAGTAGTAAATGCTGAAACACGTGAATTTACACGTATGCCTAACAGAGCAGTAGCACAATCAGTAGTCAGTAGTGATATGACTAAAAAGCAAAAGGAGAGTATGCTACGTAAAGCACAGAATAAAGATAAGGAAGTGTTCACTAGTAATAAGAAGATGTTAAAATCAGTTAAACAAGATAAAGTAAAAAAGAAGAGAGGTCGACCCAAGAAATATTAAGATGTCATAATCACTTTGTAATTATTTAATGTTGTCTTTTTTATACCTATATTTTTAATCTATATCTATGTATAAATGGATTTAGCACAATTGCGAAGAGATGCCGGCCTCGCCAGAGAACAACTATTAAAAATAGTCCAAGAAGATACTCCTTTTTCATATAGGAAGTTCTCTCCACTTGGAGGGAAAGGATTAACAGCTCGTTTAGATAATCTCGTACCTGATGATTATATAGTCATAGTCAATAATAAAAATAAAGAAGATTATTATAGATTACCTTATAAATCCTTTCTCAATTTATTAGATATATATCAAGATGAGTTAGAAGATAGGAGAAACAGGGGAGCAAGTAAAATAGCACAGATAAAAAAAAGAGCACAAGGTAATAGAGATAAAGGGAAACCTGATCTATTCTTACAAAATGATAGATTATTTGGTATATTAGATAGAACACGTGATGCGGTGAAGTTATCACAAAGTAAGCGTCAAGCAGAAACATTTACAGCAGAAGCATCTATACCGAAACGAGTTCTTCCTCCACCACCACCTAAACAAGAACTACTAGAAGAACCTAAATTTAATTATACAACTATTCCTCCCACAAGAGGAGGATTAGGTGGTCAGAATAATAATATAATACGAGCTGATGGTATCCTTTATACCACAGATGATTTATATGTGCGTGATTATAGAACTGGTGAAATTGTAGGTCTTTCTCTTACCGATTATGCTCACTCTGAATTACATTTTCCAGAGAGAGCAGTGGACGGAGGCAACATACGTTTTAATAAAGGTGAGTTAGTGAGACATCGGTTAAAATTGAAGATGTTATCAGGTGATATTGAACCTGATCCTGATCCTAAACCTCTCCCTGAACCTGATGGGATCGACAAACTCATCGCCACAGGAGAAATAGTACCTGATGGTGATGAGGAGGTCTTCGGGTCGCTTGCTTATAGGAGAGAGAATGTTATGGATTACTATTTAGTGGTAGATGGAGAGGAGACGGATTTCCCATATGCTGTGAATCCAGCAGGGGAGATATTTGATGATAATATGAATATAATAGCACAATTAACAGATTACCCTAATGATCTTAAAACTTATGAATGGGTAGATGAAAAACAGCATAAGAAGAATATCAAAGCATATGAACGTGAGGTAGTGTCCCCTAGTAAAGATGATGATGGTTCCACTATGAAAATAATATATGAAAACGTTCCATATGATCTGATAGAACCAACATATGATACGCACAGCGAATTAGAGGGAATTATAGTATATTCTGATGATATAGAGGAAATGGGAACATGGGTAAATGATGATATAAAATTCACGACAAATGGATTTATCATGCATGTCTCCGATGATAGGCACAAGAACGAAACAGAACGAAGACGTAAAGGAATACCTAAACTCATATTACCAAAAAAAATACCTGATTGGTTTCCCCAAGCTTCATCACCTGAACCTGAACCAGAAGAAGAAAGTGATGAAGAGTTAGTAATAGAAAATTTCGCAGAGGAAGACGAAGATGATGAAGATGAAGCGATATATTTAAGATATGAAGGTGTCATTTATAGTATAGAACCAGATATGAATGTTGTAGATGATGATTTTGAAGATGTAGGTAAATGGGTAAATGGTGATATAAAATTCACTAAACAAGGGGCAAAGATTCATAAAAATTTACGTGATCCATCAGCAGACAAGATAGAATGGATATCAAATAAAAGACCCAAATAATAATATCCAACCATAGATATAGAAAACTATTAATAGGATATAGATACAATTAATTTCATTATCAGTAATCATTTAAGAATATATTATACTATACCATATAGAAAATGAACGAAGAAGAAATAATCCAAATATTACAATATTATAAGGAGAAGCGTGAGTATGATAGGAATAGATATCATAATTATTTAAAACATGATAAAGACTGGGTAGAAAAGCAGAAGAAGTATAATAGGGAAAGTTATCATAAACATAGAGATAAACGTTTAGAATACAATAATAAAAATAAAGATAAAATCAATACAAAGAATTTGTACCGATGGTATCATAAAAATAATAGACAAGAGGAATTTAAACTTAAATTCCCTGATAAGTATAAGTTACTAGAAGATATGAATTTTAAACTTCTACTGACCAATCACCCTCAATCTCCATGATTTGTAATGCTTTCTTACGATATTGTTTCCAATTACTTAATTTTACATTAAATAGTTCAGCATTTAGCTTCTTCTTCATCTCATCAATATCAGGTTTAGGATCTAATTTAAGTTCATCCCATATATTATCAATAATTTCAATAATCTCATCGTATTCTTGTTGAACATCTCCAAAGTCTTCGCTTTTAGGCACCTCAAAATCTATTAATGTAGGCATTTATATCTAATAGCAACAAAAAAAAGATAACTTGAAATAATTAATCAAAAGTGATAGTAATGGGACCTTTAATAAATTGACATACATATTTATTACATACTTTTAATTTTTGTTTTTCTTCTAATTCTTTTAATACATGAGGTGATATAAGTGGTTCATATTTCTTCGTGCTCATAATATTTTCATTCATCAATTTACACGCTCTACGAACAGATGGTAAGTCTCCATATTGTGATATATATAACATATCATCATCTAGTTCTTGTTCAGTATCATAATGAGATTTCATCAGGCAATATCCATTCGTGCAATAAAAGACAACTTTCTTACATATGATCATAACATTTTTCTTTTCTTTAACATTTAGACTTCGTTTAGGAGTTTTATTTTCCAAGTAAGTTTTAAGATCATTAGTATTATTGATTTTATAAACATTATCATCAAAGGTCAAGTCATCATTAAATATACTGATGATTTTAGATTGTATAGATTTTTTATTATCAGATACAGCATTAGTGATAGGTAAGTTAATAGTATTGATTAAATCAATGAGGTCATTTTTACTATGAGATTTATGAATCATATAACTTATATATAATATATATTTATATATCAAACGCAGTTAATAAGTTTCTCTCTAAGATATGATACAAATGATATCCTTGCGTAATCCTCATATGCTCCGATTGTACCGACTTCGGGGTTCGCCTGAAATACTTTCTCCAGTTTCGCATTCCGTTCAGCCTGTTCAGGAGTCACCCATATTTCAGTATTACAATGATATTGGTGAACATCTGCTATTAATATGTCGTCTTGTCTTATATCTACTCCTATCCCATAAGCAGGGATTAAAAAGATCCCACCATTATATTCCCCGTATTCTATGCATGATAATGTGGCGATACCTCCGTAATCACCTTTATCTTTATGGAGAGCAGTCCTAAAATTTCTATTAATAGTAATAGTGCTATAAGCAGTATGATCTATTTTAAAATCTTTTTTAATATTTGCTCTTTGTAATTGAACAGAGTGTTCGTGAGGTCTAATTTTTTTATACCATCTATTTAGATCATGTAAGTAAGGTTTGCCTGCTTCATATAATTTTAAATTCTGTGCTGTATGATATGATAACCTACAAGGTTTATTTATACCTAAACTTTTAGTAGCATCAAAGAAACCGATAGGGGTAGAATTGACTTGATTATTTACTCTCATTTTACTTGGTTTTCCATTAACTAAATAAGATGTAGAATATCCTCTTGTATTTACAAGTTGTCTTTTTTTCCAGTATTGAGAGGTAGGATCAATGGGACCAGCAGAAGCACCTCTGCCCCGAGCAGCCACAGATAAATATTTATAATTGTCCCACGCATATTGAGATGTGGTGAGTCTTTTTTTTCTAAATGAACATATAAATTGTTTAGTATCAATATCATATATATCACAATCGCTAGTGATATCATGTAGAATAAATCCATCATGTAAAAATTCACCATTAACCTTATCCAGTTCATCATCACTTATTATTTTAGGCAAGTATATTTGTTTAATAGTCATATGTATAAATAGAGATATAATTTGTAATAGTCAAAAAAAAGATATCTTTTAAAAGGTAATAATGGTATGAATATACAACCATATATTAGAATTAAAAAAAGGTTCATAGGTAAATGATATATGCTATATAGACTTATAAAATATTATAGAGGGGGGATATATATACCTACTTTACCTCCCCCTACTATGAAAGGGAACAGCGGCTATCTTACCGAATCTACTTCCCTCTGCTAATTCATGCATCATAGACATTTCGTGTGCGAATTGTTTTATCGCTGTATTATACTCTTCTTCTTTATATAATCCTAGACGGACACCTTCCGAATATGCCTCATCTAACTCAGTAGAATTATCCAGCATTCTCTTATGGAATTCTTTACAATGATTCATATATAAGAACCATTGATTTTCTGTAGGATTTTCATGTACCGATTTAGATAATTTCCAAAACTCAATCATAATCTTACAATGTTCAAGATAACATTTATCATGCTTAACTCTGGTTGCCATAGTATTTATCATTTCTTCTTTTTCTTTATTACATATGTCAGAACGACACATTAACGCTACTGAAAGTATAGGAGCAATTGTAACTCTTTCCATATACTCTTTGTGATTGGTATCGTATAAGTGCTGATGTTTCTCCAACTCAAAGTCAATCATGTCTCCCTGTGTAAAATTTCTCGAATGAACATCAACAGCTTCGCTCCATGCTTTTAAAGATGATTCAGCAGTTCCATCATTATATTTAGTATTAATAAGGTGATCACGAAGTTGATGTGCTTTATCCAAAGCACTCATATTCTTCGCCATTTCCTCATCTTTACGGACTTGCTTACGCTTCGCCTTTGCTTTCTTCTTTTGACCTTTGGATAGAGGCATAGTAAAGTGTTCTTTTTTTCAGTTGTTTTGGTGATATTTTAGTTTCTACTAAACAATAATAAATGTAGCATCAAATTCTAACAAGTGATAGCGAACTAACGATTTAACTTATCACATAAAAAACAGACAATCGTAGGTAAATTATTATTATATATATCTAATGACCATATAGACTATGTTGCTTACTCACATTTATAGTATGATTCCTGTAATGGTTCCCAGTCAAGTTATCATCTGTGATAGACTTTTGAATATCTTTCCATATACCATCAATTATAGTGACCCATAGTTTCAGTTCACGTTCATCCATATCAGTTTCCCCAATCATTTTCAGTTTAGTAGCAACAACAGAAGCAGCACCAAGTAGAGATCCTGTTCGTATAGTAGATCCCTCTTTAAGAGCATCCTTTAACTGCTGGCCTTCTCCCCGAACCTTACATCTTCTACCTTTTTCAGTATTAATTCTACTCCCAGCAGCACAATAATTCCAAAATTCACCATCTTCGTATCTGACTTTGGTTTTACATCCCCATTTATCAGTGAGAGTTTTTTTCCATAGTTTCTGTTTCTTTGGTTTTAGTTTAGATATTTCAGAAGTCCATTTATCGTATTCATGATCAGGTATTACTACCCCAGCATCAATTTCAGCATCATCAATTTTCACATCACCTTTGATGCGTTTTTGCTCTGCTTCACATTCTTCTTGAATCTTATTCATGAATATATCTACTATTTTTTGATGTTGCGGCACATTTTTCCAGACATTAATTTTAAGTGATTGGATAGTCATTTGTAAGTTTTGGTGATAAGTTATCACTAATATTGCTACTAAAAAAATCTAAATGTAGCATCAAATTCTAACAACTGACAGCGAACTAACGATTTATCTATTCATCTAGTATTTCATGAGCAGTTTAACTTTATCATCTTTCTTTTTACTTTTAAACCTTTTAGCACCTAATTCTGTGAGGACTTTATTAAGATTTTCTACGTTCACTTCCAATGATGAAGCACCTTCACCTGTTAGGAACTTTTGGTATCGTTCAGGGTCAGCATTATATAGAAATCCGTGAATATTAGCAAATTCTTTATACCTCATAGGTGATGATTTGTAATATGATCCGTATGAATTATTCTGCTTTCCGTATTTAGGGAAAAGAGTATGTATTATATTCCTAGGCATACCATAGTATAATTTAGTTTGCCGATAAAAGAACGATGTGTCCTTGTCTTTAAAATTTAAATTAAGTGCTTTCCTACCGAGTTCCATACGTGTTTTGAATTCTTTGACCGCATCCCTATATTTAGTGAGAACTTTTAGTTCATCAACTATCAACTCTTCGAGATCAGGGCATATGTCAAATAAACTCATTGGATCAAGAGTGCAAATGATGTGTTCAGTTATATTGCTACTAAAAAAATCTAAATCTAAAATCTAATTTTTACCGATGACAGCGAACTAACGATTTTATACTTCATAGGGTTTAATAGCTTCGGGAGTCAATTTATACTTGCCCCACTTCTTATAAGCACCATTTTCGCCTTGATGGTTATACACATCAGCAATTTCCATACATTTAGGGAAATGCTTTTCACATAGTTCTTCACATTTATTAGGGACATTTATTTCAAAGTCTCCAAATTTCATTTTACGAAGAGGTAATATTTCATCTTTGGTCATCCACCAGTGAGCATAATGCTTTTGAGGGAATGCTCCAAATATAAGTTCTTTATCAGGGGTAATTCCACATTTAAAGATGTCTATCCAAACTCTCACCTTACCCTGACCTATTTGTAATTTACAATACTTTCCCACGAAGTTAAGGGTATATTTACGTGGTAAAGTTCCATTACCACGAGCTTTAATGTACTGACTTTTAGTCATATTAGACTGATCAAATGGTAGATATTCTAACTTATCTTTCATATGTTTAATTGTCGCCCAGTTAGACTGATCAACACATATATCTACATCATCATCCCATTTAATAAGACCACCTGACCTTAAAGCACCAAGCATAGTTCCTCCACAAGACCAGTATTCTATGCCGTATTTGGTCAGTATATGGTGAAGATGTTTAAACATGGTATATAGTTCAGTTGCTTCTACTTTGCTCAGAGCGTGGTAAGTATCAATGTTAAAACTCTCCATAATATGTGAGTTTTTGCTACTAAACTAACTTAAATTTAAAATCAAATAGTTACAGAGGACAGCGAACTATGGGTTTATCTATTCATATAAAAAACAGGTTAGTTCGTAGGTAAGTTATCATATTTCTATCTAATTCCATATGCTATGTAAGTGTATGCTACGTTCACCGCAGGCAACAGCACCCATATATAGAGATGTTTTAATGCTTAAATTACCATCTCGGTAGCTTTGGAGAGAGTTAATATGTGTAAGCATAGTTCCTGTTTTTGCCTTGTGTGTTTGGAGACCACCATCAGCCATTCTAATTATGTTCATAATTAGGTGGTTGGGTAGGTGAGACATAATGTTAGACATAAGTGTTCGCG